ATCTTTGATTGCCTGTGTAATCTTATCATTAAAGCGAATCATTTCTTGTGAAAAATCAATTGTGGTGGCTCGTTCGGAGTTGGCCGTGAACCATTTGTTGGTCTCATTTGTGATTTGTTGTAAGGCTGCTACTTGTGAATCTGTCAATTGTTTCTTCTGTTTCATTGTTTCTGCGATCGTGGGAAGCGCCAGAATCACATTTTTAAATTGGAGTTTTGGTTTATCTGTTCCAAGAATCCGACTAATTTCCGCAGAGGTTGTATCACGATTGGCTAGAATTTCAATTGTAGAAGCATTTGGATTTTTCTTGAGCCAGCTCATAGCTTGCTGAACGACAAGAAGAATAGATTGACCGCTTTCGGGAGTCAATGCCTTTTTATTGACATCTGTATTCACATTTGTCTGGGTTGTTTGTAAATAATTCTGATAGTCTACCCGTGTTTGTCGTTGTTGCTGAACTTCAGCGGGGGTTGTTTCCTTTTTTGTAAAGAGATTCCCCATACGACAGTGTTCCTATCCTTTGGATTGAAAAGAGACCTTCCCGTGGACGAACGCACAACCGATCGTAGTATATTTAGAGAATGAACGAACCATTCCATTAGAAACAAGGAACACCCTTCGCCATGTCAAAATCTGTTTCCAAACAATCCAACCGTAAAAAGGTTCGGTTCCCCTACACAATCATTATTCCAAGCGACCAACAACCCGATACACTTCTTTCCCATACTCTTACACTTCTTCATACCTATCGCGTCCCTGCCTCCTCAATCCTACTCGCAGTTCCCACACCCGAACAAGAACAACTCTATAAGGAACGAATCCCAGCAGACCGTTACGGTACAATCGTTCCCATTCACGCCCCCCTTCCTTCCGCAGAATTTTATAACCGAATCAGTGATCTTCTCCCTGAAGGAATCCCTCTTGTCTATATGTCTGATTCTCTATATGGACTCTATGAGAAAGAACATTTTATAACCTCGCCTCTTTCTCCTGTGAAACAATTTACGTCTCTTTTGAAACGTGCCTTTCAAGAATGTGAAAAGGCACATTCACAACTATGGGGTGTATATCCTATCGCCAACGGCCATTACATGAGCCATACGGTCAGTACCCAACTCAAATATATTCCAGGATGGTTGTGGGGATGTTTTAATCCTGGTTCGTCCGCGATTCAACTTCGTACAAATACTCTTGTTGATTATGAGCGAAGTATTTTGTACTGGAAAACGTTCGGTTCCATCGTTCGTTTGAATTGGATTGCGTGTCGTCTCACGCAACCATCCTTACATTCATCCAATCGTCCTGTGAAAAAGTTCGCCAAACATTATTCTGAATATGTTCGCTTGGAACAAACGGAAGATGGAGCCTTACATATTCGGTTACATGTTCCAACCTGACAATTTAAACTATACAAACACACAAATCGTAGTATGACCCATATTGCGATTTGTGTGTGGGGGATTTGTCGGTCGACAGACCACACAATTGAAAGCGTGCGACAGCATATTTTTCAACCACTTGAAACCGCAGGAATTGACTACACAGTATATCTTCATACGTATGCTCTGTATCGTCCATATGAGAATCCACGCGCAAAGGAGACACGACAACAATTGAAAAACAGCCTCTGGAAACTTTTTAAACCAGATGAATCAATGATTGAAGACCAAGATGAAGCCGATACACGACTTAACTTGGCAGACTATCGTACACATGGGAATCCTTGGAAAGAGGAAGACGGGCTGGGATTTCAGACTCTGGATAATCATATTCGCGCACTTTGGTCCCTCTATCAAGTTACCAAATTGTGGCTTCCGCATCAACAAACATATGATGCGATTCTCTATATACGACCGGATGTGAAATTCTACACAAGCATTCGTCCTTATTGGTTTCAAATGCTTTCTTCACAAACAGTCTGTGTTCCAAATTTTCATTGTATTGATGGAGTGAATGATCGGTTTGCGTTTGGGTGCCCTGCTGTAATGAAACGTTACGGATCGCGCTTTCTTGAGGCAATCCATTATTCAAAACGAAACCCTCTTCACAGTGAATCATTTCTATCATGGATTTGTGCGATGAATCATATCCATGTGGCATATGTTCCCATTCGATTCAAACGCATTCGTGCGGATGGAACTGTATGCGAGGCAGATCAATCCATTGGCTTATAATGCAAACTTCAATCCACCATATCCAGATTCTACCACGAAGAAATTGATATTTTCCGCAAAGACAAGTAACTCATAGACATATGTGGGTGGAATTGGCAACGGCCATGGATCCACGTCCAATTGAAAATTACGAATCCGACTTGCGTTGATCGATCCGCTTGGTTGATCGGTTGGACTTGTCAAACTAAAATTCACAATGGGTAAGAACTGCGATTCTGGTAAACTGGCCCCCGTCAATGTACGATACGGTTGTATTTTTGTATAATATTCGACCGGTTTTTCTTCTTGAAGTTCATTCCCATCCAGAACAACTCGTAAGGATCGTATAATCTCTGCCTGTGAATTTAAAATAAGAACTCCACTGCTTACTGTCGCATTCTGTGCGGGTGAAGCACCAGGTGTTGATTTCCAAGGAGCACGTTTTGGATTGACCCAATTCGTATAATTTGCCACTTGATTACGATACTGATAGGAATCACTTCGCCGTGGTACAAGAAGAATTCGTGTGATTGGGTTGGATACTTCTAACGAATACAATTCTCTTGTATACAAATTGGCAAAGGGAAATGTTGTGACTTGATTCACTAAATAATTCAGAGGTGTGGTGGCAAATATTTTTCGTTCTTCATCCGTCAAATATACATAGGAACATGACAACGAGGGTCCAAAAAACCAATTGTTTAACGCGGGGGGCGTCACATTAATATCTGTCGCAAAGGCGCGAAATTCTCCAGAAGGGTCATAATAGGATGCGTATTCGGGTTGGCCGATTGTAATGGCCGATGTGGGCGCTACAACACGGTATCCTGGGCGGACACGATATCCTGAAGGATCCAAAATACTGTAGAGTTCTTGAATCGGTCGTAACGTCAATTGAATTTCACATTCATGATACTGAAGTGCGACCAAGGGAAGTGCTTTAGAAAATGATTCTGAAAACCAAAGTGGAAGCGGAACATAGATACGTTGTCCTGGGATACTTGGACGATTGACTTGTTGAAGGGTAGATGTATCTTGTATAACACTCGGATATCCTGCTCCGAATTCACCTCCTGCGTACATTCCTTTTGCGGGATCTGTTAATTCAGGAGTTTCTCCCACTTGATATCTCCATTTCTGAAACTGATCGGTATCTAAATCAGCATGTGCCTTGGCAATAATATAATCACTTCCAAACTCTTGAATCTTGGATCCTCCCACAAAAAATGCCACATTACTCAAAATATGGGCGCCCAAATAATTATTCCAATGAAACTCATACTGTGATTGCCGTTGATCTGTATAAGGAACGAACTTACTAAAAATATCTGGGATGGTAAAGGAAAATGTCATATCTGTCATTAAATCGGCCACACGCTCAATCTTTGCGCGTAACCGAATGGGCTGGTCGTAAAACAATTCATTCGGACCATCCAAGGGAAGGGTTGTATTTTCAACTGAAAAATGAGAATAACGTTTGAATACCTTATTGAAATAGGTGAATTCTGGATTTCCATTCAAAATTACATTTTGTGAACCATAACTAACCAGTGCTAATAAACCACCACCGGGCATTGGTGTCTCTCCTGTTTTAGCGCATTGAAGTTATGTTTAGATGTTTACCACACTGATTGAAGGAATACGTCCTATTTCTTCCATCAGTCTGTTTGACGGGCAGTCTAACGACTGGAGTGATTGGTCCACCAAGAATCTTCCAAATAGGGTGGTGCGTTTTCATCCATCTTTTCTGTCTTGCGACTGGGTCCTTGCGCGACGAGTGATTGGATTTCCGTGTAGGATAAAGCGTAACTGTAATAGTACAAATTACTCATGTTTCCAGAGTATGTTCCAAAGATTTGGAGGATTCCCCCGTTCAATGAAGCCATCTGGGCGCCATTTACAACACAGGGGCGTTGACTAAACAAGTAGAGATTTCCAAAGTTCTGGTACAAGGCCGCTCCATCCATATTCATCTTCTTTGCCAAATTTCCATTGATATAGACTTCAATTGCGTTGGCACGAGCCATCACAACCACATGGACCCACTTCTTCACAGGGATGTTTTCAATCTCAATAAAGTTATTCCATGTACTAGAAGAATTCATGTAGACACGGAGTTTATTTTCATTGCTCTTCATGAATACACCAGGTGCCATGAGAGGGAACGGGGTGGGATTTCCCTTGTGCATGATGTGTAATAATCCATCCTCTTGTCTGAAACTGTTGGGGTTGACCCAGAGATAGAAGGCATAACTGAATTCAGCTCCACTACGTTCATTATCGGATAAGGGCAAGAGTTTCGCACGGGGATTGTTGGGATTCTGTTCGAACTCACGGGGTTTGTCTTCTGCGGCAACAGTCATCGGCAATAGTTCCACACGAGTTCCTGTGACTGCTCGGAAACTCTTGTAGAGCACTTCAAGCGCCATCAAAATAATATATAATACGGTGGCCACAGCAACTGATAAAAGAATTTGTGGCAAGACTCCTGTTCCCATTAAATATCCCACAGGGCCTGCGGCATTCATTGTATTCATGCCAGATGTTCCAGCGTTCATTCCGCGTTTCTATTAAGTGGTCTTGTAAAAAGAGACGATTCGTTTCTTACAAGACTGATACATCAATCCGCCACTTAGGCAGTAATATTCTTCTTCGGGAAATCCAAGGAGCTTACTGCCTTGGGGTCAAACAAGGACTTGAAATAGTCCAAGAGTCCGTATTGAGGTCCAGGACCAGACATGTAGAGTCGCCAGATTTGTTCGGGATTGAGGGCATAATTGTAGGCACTTACATTGCTGACAAATCCACCAAATCCACCAAAATCGGCAACATTCAATGTAAGATTGCTCTTATCCACCTTGTAAAAGGCGGGGAGGATACAGCTTCGGGCGAGTTTTCCGTCCACATAGACATCGCATGTCTTATTATTCAATGCTACAGTGACTTGGACCCACTTTTGTAAATCAATAGAAGGGATGTCACAGGGACGATTTCCAGAGACAAGACTGTTTTCCATTTGAGGGGTCTTGAATAAGGGGCGAATATTGACAATTGACAAATCGTCGGAAGCTGTTCCAGGGGCACCAATTCCAGGAGATGGAGCACTTGGACTTGCCGAACCCTGTCTGGTATGGACGCGAACTGCTAAAGAATTCTTGTAGGGTCCCAAGAATACTGCGACAGTTAAAAAGGTTGATCCTCCAAGACTGAAGACATGTTTATTCAAACCACGATTGACAGAATAGTCATTGATGTAAATCCACCCGTTCACTGAATATTCGCCTCCTTCATACAAGGCCGGAAGTTGATCGGCAGGTGTAATGTATGCCTTCGATGGATTGGCATCCTTGATTCCATTGAGTACAGTCATTCCTTCCAAACCAGAGGGACCAAATAAGAATTGATACAAATAATATAAGGCAACCAAAGCAAGAATGGCAAATACAAGCTGGCCGATTAAGCCGCCTCCTGGTAGTCTACTTTGCGTGGAATCCATGGAAGTCTCTCTGTGAGAATGCGAGAAATCCTAACCATTACGCGTACGGGGTTTGCCACATTTGTAAAGGGTTCGCTGTGGGTTGACCGGATGTACTCAAACAAAAGACTCCGTTCGGGCATCCTTGAAAGAGCCGTTTAATCCCATCCATCACATCTCCACTTGTATAGGGTTGATGCCGTGTATCAGATGTTTGAGAAAGTTCCAATTGAATATCTTCTAAACGGTAGGGGATTCCAGCAAGTTTTGGATTCACATATCGCCCTTGAAGCCCTTGGTGACCGATTGTTACACGCGAAGAGTTGATGGCTGGAACATAGGTTGTACGCTGACTTGTCACAACTTTACCATTATAGTATACAGTGAAACGACGGCCTTCGCGAACAATTACAACATGGACCCATGTTTGTTGGGGGAAATCTGCGACTTGAATTTCTTCTTCTTGGATTCGTGGTCCTTGTGTTTGGACCATCAAACGTGTCTTGGGTGGCATACTGACACCCCCTGGTAAAAGTTCTAAACGCATGACATTTCCAATTCGTATGATTGGAATGGGTTCTTGTTTCGATCCAATACTGGGTGTCTTTGAATTCACGGCGCAGAAGATATAACTCATCAAGGTACCACCTGCGGGAGCTAAAAAGAGTTCTCGGGCATCGGTTGGCCCTCCCACATTGGTCGGCTTATTCATCGGACCACTACTCGGGGTCAAGGGGGCAGTCGCAGATGGTCGTACACTTGTAATGACAGAATAGGTAATGAGTAACGCAACAAGTGCGACTATCAAACTAATCAATACAATGGAGGATAGCTCCATACTCTAATTTGGTTGGAGGAGTTTCACGCATCCTTTACTTTGCGCATGAATCCGGTGGAAGAGGCTTCAGTGGAATGGCATCAGGTCCTCCATACGCACGGAATTGTGCGGGACTGAGTGGATAATTAAATACACGTAAATTGGCTACACGCGCAGTAGAGGACAGAATCGCATCATTGGGAGGTTGAATATCTCCACGGGTGGAACGAATGGGAAGAGTATAGGTCTTGCTACGCACAAGAAGACCATTCACATACACTTCAAGAACCTTACTTCCCACCATGACTCCTAAACGAATTGGTTTTCGCACGGGCACATTCGGAATGACAATTTGTTCCACAATGGTTGTTTGATTGGCCCCACTTCCTTGAACGAGCTGAACGGCCACATTCAAATCATTTGTCAAACGATCCAAATATACAATTGTATTGAAATTGGGCGCGATGGTGCGGATTGTGTCATTTTCCTTGAATGTTCCAGACGGTGTTGCCATGAGATTTCCTCTTGTCAAAAGAACACGAGGATAGTTTGTATTGGAGGTAGGATTGTCCACAATGATATCCACAATGTACGACCAGTTTTCAGTGGTTGCCCCAAGACCAATCTCAGTGTCTTTTAAAATCTTCACACCTTTCTCAGCTTTCCAATACACACTTACATCATCCATTCCGGGAACAGGGATAAATCCTTTTCCACCAGGTGTTGTGCGAAAGATAGGTGTAATCAGATAGTTGACAAGAACAAGAATCAATAAAATAATTACTGTCAACATTATAAAATAATACAAATATTGAATCACTCCTGTACTCACTCCTGTTTCGGTTGTATAGGAGGGTTCGCCATAGAGTCCATACGAATTGGATTGAGTCAATCCAAACAAACCACCTTTTTGAGACGGCATTCTATTCGGTTTGTTGAAAATAACCTAAAGAAAAAACGCCTAGTTTCCCTAAGATATGTCGTTCGTCGCCGCTATGAACGTTCCTGAATTTACTGATCCAGATGAAGGTGTGGGCGTCAAAGGGAGTGATGTGTATACAGAAACGGGTGTTGGCGATTTGCGTGTGACCTTTTATACACAACTCAATCGTGGGTGTGCGCGGGACGTCTTGGTCGACCATGTGCGTCGATTCTTACAAAGCGACACTGCCACACAAACGGACTTTCTTACCATGCTCTTTCAAACGCGTGACATTCGTGGTGGAAAGGGAGAAAAGGATTTGTTTGTGACGATGATGGTGGAAGTGATGCGTCTCCGTCCGCACTGGGTTCCTGCCTTATGTACAATGATTCCCGAGTATGGTTGTTGGAAGGATATTTGGCGTATCACGGAAGGCCTCTTGGCATTTGAACGGACCAACACGAACCCTGAAAAGTCAGTTGTACCCTGTATCCGAGGCATTGATGATTGTATCCGATCACAATGGGAGGCTGATAGGAAGGCCGAACATCCAAGTCTCTTGGCAAAGTGGCTTCCCCGTGAAGGAAGCAAGTTTTCCACACTTGCGAAGCATTATGCCGATTGTTTGTTTCCAGACGTGGCGGAAGAAGACTATGCCCGTATGCGAGCCTATCGCAAGGCTGTCGCAGACGTGAATCGTCGGATTGATACGACGGAAATCAAAATGTGTGGGGGGACATGGTCGGCGATTGAGCCACGCAAGGTTCCTGGGCGTTTGATGAAACGTTGTAAGCAAGCCTTTTGGAATAAGAAGAATGGCGAGATTCGTTATCCTGACCGAGAGGACCGTGTGACCTGCGCCGAACACTTTTCTGAGTTTATGACGCGCGTCAAATCTGGAGAGGAAACAATGAAAGGGGCACATGTTGTGTATCCTCATGAACTCGTCAAGGATGTTATATACGCAAAAAATAAAGAAGAAATTGACGTCGTACAAGCACAATGGGATGCGATTCGTGAGGAGACGAAGAAAGCTGGTGGATTATCCAGTTGCGTCTTCATGTGTGACTTTAGTGGGTCCATGGCTGGTGAACCGCATTTAGTGAGTCTTGCGATTGGTATTCTTGGAAGCGAACTTGCCTCCGAGGCATTCAAAGACCATATTCTTACATTTGACGCAACCCCACACTGGTATAGTTTCAAAGGTAAGACGACACTCAAACAAAAAGTGGAATCCATGGACCATATCGGTCAAGGTCTCAATACAAACTTCCAAGCGGCGTGTGATTTGATTCTCAAACGATTGGTGGAACACAAAGTGCCCGCTTCCGAAGCGCCCACGGATTTGATTGTCTTGACTGATATGGGGTTCGACCAAGCATCCAATGATGGAGCAACCCATAACAAGAAAACCAAACCTTGGCAAACCCATTTTCAAATGATTCGTGCGGCGTTTGAGGCCAATGGCTACACACCTCCCAGAATCGTCTGTTGGAATTTGCGCGCCGAATACACCGATTATCAAGCGAAAGCTCATGAAGTGGGTGTCGTCCAACTCAGTGGATGGTCTCCGAGCGCCTTCAAGGCAATCAGTCAAAATGGAGTCCAAGTCATAACCCCGTATGAAGGCTTGCGGAAAGTCTTGGATGACCCGCGTTACGACCGTATCCGCGACGTGTGTGGGGAATTGTTTGGCGCGGAGCGCACCTAAAGACAAATAGTTACACATGGGTAGGATACAACCAGCAACCCTCACAAAAGAATAAGCTTTTATTCTGTCAATTGTATGTATCCTGCCCGAACAATATTCTCTCTGGATTCCTCCAGCAATTTCTTAAATCAAGGTTAGATTTATGGAATCCAGAGAGCATATTCTATGCTCGCCCTCTTCAAATATTCTCTCTGGATTCCTCCAGCAAATTCCTGAAAATACCCATACTATTTTTATGGAATCCAGAGAGCATATTTCTTATTTTGTTTTGTTTATTCATTTATTCCTTACTTGTGAAATAATACGCAAACCCTCCAAAGACCGCAGCGACAGCGATCGCCCCCGCGGTATATTTCGCAGTTTGCATAAACATGTGGGCTTGTAAATCATCAGGAGTCCACACAGGACTGCGTCCTAATTCACCAAGTTTGTGATAGAACGCAATTGAGTCCGCTTCTGTATATTCTGGTTTTCCAAGGTCCTTATTCACTAAATTATGCATTTGGACCGTCCAACGAAACAAGTCCTGACGATTGTCAAGACTTGGTGTCACTG